ATCTTGGCGCAACTGCAACAAGTTGGACAAAAATTATCCGAGATGATTAAATTGGCGAACGAAAGTAATGATTTATATACTATGACAGAAGATGAAAAGAAGAAGGCTCGTAAACGGCCTATTGCTACTATGCCCGCATAGTAATTAGGTGTGCAATTTTTAGATACAAATGATACAATCTATGTTATCACAATGATGTATTGTTGGGATAATGCAGGAGCTGAATCATTCCAGCGGACGATATTATCACAACATTTACATTTAGGTATGTACATTATATTATTAATTAAATGATAGAGTTGTTGCCTTATGAATATTTTACCAGCGGCTAAGAATTGTGTGAGTCATTATGAATTTATATATTGGTGTGGTTACTGATATTCAGGCACAACTTTCGTGTACCTCTATTAATTGTTGTTGGGTTATCATAATTATAATTCCATAAATAAAATATATCATTGGTTACGAATACTTGTACCATATACACAAGAAAGATTTACTCCATGGCAAAAATTATAGATTATTTTCGTATAGTAGCACCGAAACCTGAATCCACAGCAATACAGGACAGTCAAGGCATCGATGGTCAAGGAGCATCCTATGGTAATTATACCTGGTATCAAAGATTAGTACAAGGGTCAGCTACACGGCTTACTCGGTATCGTGAATATGATATCATGGACCAAGATATTGAAGTTACCAGGGCACTGGATACTATAGCCGAAGAAATGACAGGACGAAATACAAAAACAAACTTACCTATGGATATCGACATTCAGGCTGAGGATGGGCAGGATGTCCCCGATAATATAGTGTTGACTATTAGAGCGGCATTGAGACATTGGGGTAATACACATGATTTTCATAACAAATTATTTAATATTTCTAGAAACACTATCAAGTATGGTGATTGTTTCTTCCGAAAAGAAAATAACCACAAGATATGGGAATGGATTCCACCAAGTAACATATTGGCAGCTGTTGTTGATGCAGAAGATGTTACCAAAATAGTGGGATATCAAGTTCGTACTGATACGAAAGCGCCTAAAACGGGAGGCAGTCCTGGTATATCTACGAGCCAGGATTATCATGCAGAATATCTATCAGCGGCTCAAGTAGTGCGATTTACATTGAACGATGATATGTCAACATCTGCGCCATTCGGTGATTCTGTGTTGCGTAGTGTGTATAGGACTCATAAGCAAAAACAGCTATTGGAAGATGCTATTATTATATACCGTATACAACGGGCTCCAGAGCGACGAGTATTTTACATTGACGTTGGTAAGATGCCGCCACAACGTGTTAAAACATATCTAGAGACGATTAAAAACGAAATTCGCCAGAAAAAGATCCCATCAATGCAAGGTGGACAAAACTCTATAGACTCTTCATACAATCCACAGTCTATGACAGAAGATTTTTTCTTTGCGTCAAGACCCGATGGTCGTGGATCAAAAGTAGAGACATTACCAGGTGGCCAAGGATTAGGTGAATTGTCTGATTTAGACTATTTTGCTGATAAGGTATTGCGTGGATTACGAGTACCAATATCTTGGATGAAACCAGGTAGTGAAGGAGCTATTTTCAACGATGGTAAACTTGGCGCTTCTTATATAGAAGAACAACAATTTGCTAAATTTGTAAAACGATTACAGGGTTACATAGAAACCACTATTGATAAAGAGTTTAAGAGCTACTTACGAACTTGTAACATCAATATCGACGAAAGTTATTATAAATTAAAGTTTCCAGATCCTAACAACTACGAACACTATCGCCAAGCTGATATGGACAATACTTTATTATCATCATATGGTACTGCAGATGGTGTGGCATATCTATCGAAGCGATTCATATTATCTAGATATCTACAGTTGTCCGATGACGAAATCATCACAAACGAAATGTTACTGCGCCAAGAAAAGGGTATGAGCCCAGACGGTGGTGATGCTGATCTACCAACAATATATGGCGCCGGTGGTGAAGATGCAGGGTTAGGTATTGGTGGTGGTATCGGTGGTGGTGGATTGCCGCCAGCATCAGGTGGACCAATAGGTGAATTAGACAATGGAGGAGAACCAGGTACAGGATCTGAATCGACATCCGGTGGACCTAGTACCAACGCAGGTGGGTCACCACTGAGTGGAGACCTTAACTCAGTATAGTAAAAATGTTTAAATTTTTACAATATTATATCCTGTAAAAACAATATGTTAAATAATCTATTGTAAAATCAATGGATTATTTTATAAATATAACTATCAATCTATGTATCCAAAAGGAGATTTACCATGAAAGAACAATTACGTCGCATGCTTAATGCAATTATAAACGGCAATGCAGAACAAGCTCAAGTAGATTTTCACGAGTATGTTACTCTGAAAACCCGTGCTATCATCAATGAAGATGAAGATGAAGATGAATCAGATAAGAAAAAATCTGACGAAGATGACATGGCTGATGAAGATAAGAAAAAATCCACAAAATCTAAGAAATGTGATGTTGAAGATGAAGATGATAAGAAAAAATCTGACGAAGATGACATGGCTGATGAAGATAAGAAAAAATCCATGAAATCTAAGAAATGTGATGATGAAGATGAAGATAAATAATCGATTACGTATAGGAGAGCTATAATGAGTCCAGAATTACTAATTGAGGAATTGACGCCGGCACAGAGTCATTTGATAGAAGAGGCTTCTACAGATGGTAAGAATGTATGGCTAAACGGCATCTTCATGCAAGCTGATATCAAAAACAGAAATAATAGAAATTATCCATTGGATGAAATTTCACGTGCTGTTACAGAAGCACAACAACGCATTAAAGAATCTAATGGTATATTTGGTGAGTTGGATCATCCACAAACCTTAAATATCAATCTAGATCGTATATCCCACGCAATCGTAGATCTGCGTATGGAAGGTGCTAATGCAATTGGTCGTGCAAAACTTTTACCTACGCCTATGGGTAATATTGCTCGTGCTCTTGTTGATAGTGGTGTTCGTTTGGGTGTTAGTTCACGCGGAGCTGGTACAGTGTCAGAAAGTGGTAATGTGAATGGCTTTAATTTCATAACTGTTGATATCGTTGCTACTCCATCTGCACCAGGTGCGATGCCAAATTCTGTATATGAATCGCTTGATATGCATAAGAGTGGAAGACGTGTCATTACTTTAGCTGAACAGATGCGTGAAGATCCAGATGCACAAAAGTATTTTAAGCGTGAAATTGAAAAATTCTTACGTGAAAACCTGTTTGCTAAAAAATAATTACAATATAGGACACATAATATGAAAAACGACTTACGAAATATGCTTAATGCAATTATCAATGGAAATGACGCACAGGCTCGCACCGATTTCCATCAATATATTACACAAGTAACATCACAAAAGATAGTAGAAGGTCATGCTGATTATCAAGGTGAAAAATTAGCAATTTCTGGTACTCCTAAAAAGTAAAGGGTAACTCCTACATGGTTCGTGGATATATCAACCAGATTAAAGGTAGGTAAGAATACAGGTGATGTAGATGTTAGTAAAGTTGATTATGAACAGGCAACTATCAGAATGTTGGATTATATGAAAGACTCCGACGGGGAATAATCGCACATATTTATTAAACATTCGTAAAAATATAAAATTTTAATACAAATTACAGAGCATTAACACGTTGATTTGTATAGGAATTTTAAAATATGAATAAAATTTAAAACAATAAATACAACAAGTTATAAATAATATTGACAAATCTATAAGGAGATTTAATGATGGACGAACTTTTAAAGAAGTTATTAGAGGCTGAGATTCTTTCCGAAGATTCTAAAAAAGAGTTGGAAGAAGCAGTTACAACACAAATTGCAGAAGCTGTAGAATTGGCTAAACAGGAAGCTGCTAATACAGTTCGCGTAGAACTAACTGAACAGTGGATCACAGAACGTGATGCTTTAATTGAAGCTATTGACACCAAAGTTAATGAATATTTGAGTGAAGAAATTGATGAATTAAAGCATGATATTTCAAGTTTCCGTGATTTGGAGGCTGAAATGGCCACGAAAATCGTTGAAGCAAAATCCGAGATGAGTAACGAATTGCAAAGTGATTTGGCAGAGTTAGTTGAAAAATTAGATGCCTTTTTAGAAATTCGTCTTGGTGCTGAAATGGCTGAATTGCATGAAGATATTGCTGAAGTTAAGAAAATTGAATTTGGCCGTAAGGTATTTGAATCGTTTGTACGCGAATATCGTTCTAACTTCATCAGTGAAGATTCTACGGAAGCAGAATTGCGTGAAGCAAAGGAACAAGTTAAAACATTACAAAGTAAATATGAAGCTACTGAATCAGCTCGTGATGAGTTGCGTCGTACCATTAAGATGGAATCTGTATTAAAGCCATTGAACGGTAAGCAACGTGATATCATGGAAACTATTCTTAAAAGTG